TGGATGATGGCGAAATGTCCCTTGCATGATGATCACAATCCCTCTTTTTGGATCGACACGCAGCGCCAAATTTGTGGGTGCTTTGCGGGGTGTACGCCAAAGCCACTGGATGTTATCAATCTTTTTGGACGACTCCACGGGCTAAGTAATCGGGATGCAATTATGGAGTTGGCGAGGAGCCTCACGTGAGCCTCACCTTGCAGCAGCGCGCTGAACGCGCAGCGAAACGCAGAAATAAGCAAGTTGCTCAGGAGTACCCGCTGTTTGCCCAGCAATTTGCGGTCACGATAGAGAGCCAGGTGGAACGGTTGCAGCGCGCTGATCAGCAACGATGGAATGCCTGTGGATTTCGCCGAGCGCACAGCGGGCGCATCCGCAAATTAGTCTATTTGGTTAATGGGAGAGGTGAAAGATGATTGAGGTTTACCAGAATAAATTCGGCATTGGTGAGGGCAATTGCTTTCAGGCAGCAGTAGCATCACTATTCGAGACCAATCTTGAGGATATTCCTCACTTCACAAAGCTCTATAGTGATGACGAGTGGTATGACAAGTTCCGTGAGTTCTGCATCGAGAAATTTGACGTTTGCCCTATTTGCATCGAAGCCAGGGAAGAACATAAAGGTATGCTTTACGGTTATCACCTGGCATCTGTGCTAACACCCAGGGGGTATTTACATAGCGTCGTATGCAAGGACGGTGAAATCGTACATGATCCCTATCCATTTGGGTCAGAAATTGTGAAAGTGATCAGCTACGATATTTTTATGACACCGTTGACCGGTAAGGCGGTTCAAAGTTGAGTTTGAGGAGGCACGAGAGTGAACCAATCTTTATCTGACATTTTATCGACAGGCCGTAACCAGGCCCTGAAAACCCTGGCGATTGGCGCTGGGATGTTGGTGTATTTGGGGGCAATCGTGTATGCCGGGGTGCATAATTGGCGACTGATGACCCAGGGCATCCAACCTGACATGGTTTTGTGGGCTGCCCTGGGAGTGTTGGCACTTGAGATTTCAGCGTTGGCACTCCCTATTGCTCTGCACTATTGGTGTCATGATCCCATGCAAAGAATATTTGCTTATGGATTCTATGGGGTAGACCTGGCTCTTATTTTTGCCAACGTGATACTGGATTATAGTCTTAATACTGGTGGGATATTGCCAACATGGTTAGAAACTTATCGGTATTTTGGGGTACCAGCTACGCCCGTGATCACGGGAATGGGATGGAGTTTGCTCTTTTTGTTAGACCCTGCACAGAAAGAGTTGGCAGCTTTCGCGGCTTTGCAGACTGGAGCGCGCATCACGCTGGCAAAGCGTATCGCGGATCACGCAGGGGATGCCAACATTGATCTGTTGATGGAGGAAACGGCACAGTCGATGGCTTATGATGTGGTGGCCGGGGTGTTACCCAAGAAGCGCCTGCCTGCCAACATTGCCAATAGTGATGGCAATCGGGAGCCAAACCCTACATTGCCGCCCCGGTCGTAACGCTGGCCGAGGCGGTATCACAGGCGCTTACGGCAGGGATTGCCAAACCGGTAGCGGATGCTGGTGTGAGGATCGAGATCCACCGGCGTACTCTGTCAGATGGCAGCTCCAGCCTGCACGGGATTTATCGCAAGCGCGGAAAGGAGCGTAAGTATGTCGGATACATTAGCACCCAGGAAATCAAAAAACACTCGCAACGCCTCGCAGCCTACCACGCCAGAGCTGCTGTTGATGTTGCAGGCTACTCTCAATCAGTTGGCGGCACAGCCAGGAATACAGGTTGAACAAATGACGGTGTATTTTGGATGTGGGAAGGTGGCAGCGATTGCCATCACGGGATGTGTATGGGATGAGACGGGTAATTTGGTGGTGGCACCCGCTGCCAACACCGGGATGGTAGAATGATTACAGTTGTGCGAGTGTGCTTACTAATATTGGCAATCGGGCTGCTGTTTGCTGCAATTCTATTTTGCACAAAAGCCAACATCCCGGCAGCGATCCTTTATTTGGCTGGGGCGCTGATCCTGGCGACGTTTGAGCGGATTTTGCACGCGGGAGGGGGTAGCAAATGAAGATAAATCCAAAAGATAACATAGGTGTTGGCTATTTCCAATATAAGGAAGTAGCACCAAAAATATATCAATGGTGGGCAACTTTCTATCCTTGCACATATCCCTGCCTTCCCTATATTCGTTTTGGCACCGGTGTCCCATTCAGGCGAGATACCATCATACATAAGAGTTTTGTGCTAAATCAAATTTTAAACAGGAGAGATAGGTGATGGAAGAACAGGCTGAGTATGAGACTGGCAATACCAAAGATGTGATCGTTTTCACTTGCCCTAATCCCGAGTGCGGTGTTCCACTTGGCGTTTTTTTGACGTTGCCAAACGGACAACAGTGGTTGCAAGTCGGAGGGATTATTATGCGCAATTTCAATGGCTCTTGTAGTAAGTGCGGTACGCATATCTACTGGAGTGTGGCAGATCGTATGCTGGAGAAGCTGATCAAATATATGATCAGGATGCAACAATCTCAGGTATAATCGAGCCAATCTCATAGGTCGTTTGCCAGAGTTACCGCCTGGTTTGCTGCAAGTGCAGCAAGCTGGCGGTTTTTTTATTTGCTATGATCACGGCGAGAAAAAAGCGCTTTATTGAGTTTTACTTACAGAGCTGGAATGCTTCGGAGGCGGCACGCAAGGCGGGATATGCCACTCCTGGGCAAGCTGGCTATGTTTTGCTTAAAGATAGTGAAATCCAGGCCGGGGTTAGCGCGCGGATGCGTGAAGCGGCGATGGGCACAGATGAGGTGCTGCTGCGGCTTAAGCAACAGGCGACGGCGAACATGGCGGATTTCTTGATTATTGATACGGTGACTGATCCCAAGACCGGTCAGAGTGTCGAACAGGTACGGGTGAATTGGGAGGCGGTCAGGGAGCGGGGCTATCTGGTGCGCAAGCTGTCCTGGTCCAGGAGTGGTAATCCGGTGTTGGAGCTATATGACGCGCAGAATGCACTTATCCAGATTGGGCGGGCGCAGAAGCTGTTTGTGGATGCGGTGGATATGACGAACCGGTTGGATCAGGTTGAAGTGAAGATTTATATACCGGATAATGGGCGAGACGATTGAGATACGGCCACAGGAACGACAGGAGCAGGCGCTTTCCAGCCCGGCTGATATTGTGATCTCTGGTGGAGCGGCAGGGGGTGGTAAGACTTGGACGTTGCTCGTTGAGCCACTGCGTCACTGGCAGAACAAACAATTTGGTGCGGTGATCTTCCGGCGTACAATTGCCGAGGTGACAAAGACTGGTGGATTGTGGGATGAGGCTTCGCGCCTGTATCCACTATTTGGCGCACGTAAGAACGAGAATGAACGGTGGTTTCAATTTGGGTCGGGCGCACGGGTGACATTTGGACATTTGCAGTTCGACGACACGGTGAACGAGTGGAAGAGCGCGCAGATTGCCTTACTTGAATTCGATCAACTTGAAACCTTTACTGAACGCCAATTTTTCTACATGCTCAGCCGTAATCGCTCGATGTGCGGCGTGCGGCCTTACGTGCGGGCAACGTGCAACCCAGAACCGGGGTGGCTGGCGGACTTTCTGGATTGGTGGATTGGTGATGATGGGTATGCTATCCCGGAGCGGTCGGGGGTGATCCGCTGGATGGTGCGGGATGACAATGGGATCCTGTGGTTCGACAGCCAGGGGGAGGCGGAAAAGGCGCGGCCAGACCTGCCAGCCAAGAGTGTGACGTTTATCCTGGCGACGATCTTTGACAACCAGGTGCTTTTGGAGAAGGACCCGGGTTATCTGGCTAATTTGAAGATGTTGCCGCTGGTAGATCGGGAGCGGCTGTTGGGAGATGCTCAGCGCGGGGGGAACTGGAAGATCAAGCCCAGCGCGGGCAAGGTGTTCAACCGGGGATGGTTCAAGATCGTGGAGGCGGTGCCAGCGGGGGGAATTGTGGTGCGAAGGTGGGATTTTGCGGCAACAGAGAAAGAGCTCAGTAAGGATGACCCGGACTATACGGCCAGTTGCCTGATGCTGAAGGTGCGGGGCGAGTTTTATGTGATGGACGTGACCAATGAGCAGCTGGGGCCGGCTGAGGTGGAGCGCAGGTTCGAGAATATAAGCCGGCAGGATGCGGCGCGCTTTCGGGGAGAGGGGCGGCGTTACCTGGCGCGCTGGGAGCAGGAACCGGGGTCGAGCGGGAAGCGGGAGAGCTTTCGGCTGGTTAAGAAGATGGCAGGGATGGAGGCGAAGGGGATTCCATCGAGTGGGGATAAGCTGGTGCGAGCGAAACCACTGGCGGCGCAGGCAGAGGTGGGAAATGTTTATTTGCTACGTGGTGCGTGGAATGAGATGTTTTTGAATCACTTGCATGGGCAGCCGGAGTTGCCGCACGATGACATGATGGATGCAGCCAGCGGTGCGTTCTGGGATTTGCTGAACCCGGGAACAGCGGCGGCGAGCAGTTATCAGGGGTAACCACGGAATACACAGAATACACGGAAAGAAAAAAAGGTAAAAGTTGGAGGTTGATGTGAATGAGGATGTGAAGAAGGCGTTTGAGACGATTGCAGCAAAGAGAGCGGGTTATACGGATCTATATAACTATTACGATGGCAGGCAGCCTTTGGTGTATGCCAGTGACCGGTTGAAGGAGGTGTTTGCCGGGGTGGAGGTGCGCTTTACGGAAAATTGGTGTGCGGTGGTGGTGGATTCGGTCAAGGAGCGGCTGGCATTGACCGGGCTGACGGTGAAGGGGACATCACAGGCAATGTTGGGGCGGTTATGGGAAGACAATCAGCTTAATCTCGAGGCTGATCTGGTGCATGAGGCAGCACTGATCACTGGGGAGGGGTTCTTGATTGCCTGGTTGGATGAGGAGGGGCAAATTCAGGCTTATTTCAATGATCCACGCCTATGCCATGCGTTTTACCTGAGTGATAACCCACGAGTAATGCGTTGTGCAGCAAAGATGTGGGTCAATGATGCAGAGCATTATCAAATGACGCTGTATTATCCGGATCGGCTGGAGTACTACGAGACTGAGAACAAGGCAGTGAACATATCCACGTGGCAGGCACTGAGGCCGATGGAGATTGACAGCGCGCCAAATCCTTATGGGCAGATCCCGGTGTTTCACTTCCGCACCAGCCAGCGCAGGATCAAGAGCGATCTGGTGGATGTAGTGCCAATTCAGAACGGGATCAACAAGTTGATGTCGGACATGATGGTGGCGGCGGAGTTTGGTGCGTTTCGGCAGCGGTACGTGATCAGCAATGTGGACATCAACAAGTTGCGCAATGCGCCGAATGAGATTTGGGCGCTGCCGGCAGGTGATGGGATTGGGCAAAGTACGCAGGCAGGGGAATTCACGGCCACAGAGCTGGATAATTATCTGAAGGCGATTGAAAAGCTGGCCGGGGACATCGGGCAGATCACACGTACGCCGGCGCATTATTTCTTTCGGCAGGGTGGCGATCCATCGGGGGAGGCGCTGATTGCGATGGAGGCGCCTTTGAATAAGAAGGTGATGGACCGGATGGATTATTTCTCGCCAGTATGGAAGGCAGCGGGGGCGTTTATGTTGCGCCTGGGAGGGGAGACGGCGGAGGTACGAGACATCACACCGGTATGGGCGCCGGTGGAGACGGTGCAGCCTGAGACGAAAGCGCGCATCAGGTTATTGGAAACGCAGGCTGGTTTGCCACTCGTTACGGTATTGCGGCGGGAGGGGTGGAGTGAGGCGGCGCTGGCACAGCTGGAGCAGGATCGCACGGTGGAGGGTGCGCAGTTGGGGAATACGTTGCTGGGGCAGTTTGATAAGGGGCAGTAAGTAATGGCAGGTATTTTCGATGCAGCAGATCGCTATCGAGAGGACCTGCTGCGGCGTGAGCGCCGAGCAGCCAGTGAGCTGGTACGGTATTATGGCAGGATCTGGCAGGAGATCAACCGCCAGATCAGTAAGATGGTGCGGGATTACTACAATACTCCTGATACTGAGCGAGAGAGCTGGCTGTATCAGATGCAGCGTTTGCAGGCGCTGCGGGCGCAGGTTGAGGATGAGATCGGACGCTTTGCCAGGTTTGCGGACAGGCAGATCCAGACGGAGCAACGGGATGCGGTCCAGGCGGCACAGGATCACGCGGAGCAGCTGGGCAGGCTGGGGTTGGGGAAAGGGCCTCCTGGAGTAGAGGTACGCTGGAACAGGCTGCCGAACGAGGCGCTCAAAGACCTGATTGGTTTTCTGCAGGATGGATCACCGCTCAAGGATCTGTTGGGGAGGTTGGGACCAGAGGCGGGCCAGGCGGTGATGGATGCGCTGGTGCGTGGGTTGGGGTTGGGGCTGGGGCCGGAGGTGATTGGGCGCTTGATCCAGCAGATGATGGGAATGGCTCTGACACGGGCGCTCAGGATCGCCAGGACGGAGATGCTACGTGCATATCGGGAAGCGGCGCATAGGAATTACCAGGCTAACAGTGACGTGGTGAAGGGGTGGATCTGGCATAGCGCGTTGAACGAGCGCACGTGTGCGGCTTGCTGGGCCATGCACGGGACAGTGCACAGGCTGGAAGAGCGACTGGACGATCACGTGTGTGGGCGATGTACAGCGGTTCCGCTGACAAAGACGTGGGCGGAGCTGGGATTTGAGGGGATACCGGAAACCACACTGCCGATTGAGCAGGGGGTGGATGTGTTTCAAAGGCTCAGCCCAGAGATGCAGCAGAAGATCCTGGGTATGGCGAAGTACGCGGCCTGGAAGGACGGGAAGTTTAACCTGGAAGATCTGGTGGGACGTAAGTATGATGGGCGGTGGGGGAGTATGCGTTATGAACGCAGTTTGAAAAGTCTGGGAATTGATTGGCACTCTTATATTCATGGCAGCCAGGTAACACAGGTTGGACAAATTGGTCAAGCGGTTCAGAATTGGATGCAACGCGGCCAGACAATCGAGCAACACCTGGCCGGGATTGTGAATACAACGCAGCACTGGAGTGGACAGGTGCACGTTATTGGGATGGCTCAGGCACCGGGATATTTGGGTCGTAAGGACTGGAATTGTGATATTACGTTGCGCAGTGATGCAGATGTGAGCACGCTGATGCACGAGCTCCTGCATGGTCACTCAGAGGGGTTGACCAGGCAGGATTATAAACAGTATCCGGGATGGGAGGAGGGTGTCGTTGAGAAATTACAGCGCTTACTCGGCCCGCGAGTTCTGACAGCGGCTGGGGAAACACCAGTGGTCAGTACACATGCCTATAATCGGTATATCCGCGCGTTAGATCGATTGCGGAAATGGAGCGGGTTAGGAGAGGAGGACTTTTATTTACAAATGATCCATACACCGCTGGCTGATCGCTCTGGTCTGGCTGTGACGATGCTGGTGAATAAGGGGTATAAAGCCAGCGCTGCAAAGGGGCTGGTAACAAAAATCGGGAAACAACTGGTATAATCAAGGTATGGATATTCAGCAAGAACGAGAACGATTAATCGGTCGGATGTTGCATGTCAAGCCTGTTCTAGCCGAAGTCGAGGCTGTGGAACGGGAGGAGTTGGCATGGTTAGAGAAATATCCAGATGACCTTGAAGTATTGGCGAATGGCGAGCACTTAATCATGTTGAAGACGGCGCTCACCACCTGATTTTGTGATATACTGCGGCTAACTGAATAGGTTGCAAGTCGGCATTACCACCCGGCATTTCTCCGAGAGGAGGAGTGGCGGGTTTTTCGTTTTTAACTTATGCGAATGAGAGGTCTATTATGAAAAGAATGTTTGCATTTGCTCTGGTTGTTGTCCTGGTTTCGTTGTTCTTTGCCATGCCTGTCTTGGCTGCATCACCTGGTCAGGAGGCTCTGCCCCTGGACATCAAGGCATTCTTGCAGTGGTTGGTCGGGGGCGGTGGGTCGATCCTGGCCGTGTCGTGGCTGCTGGAGCGCATGGCGTGGTTCCAGGCGCTTAATTCAGATCGAAAAGATTACACCA